TTACTCCAGTTCCAGCATTAAATACTATTGGATTAGTAGTAGTGACACCTAAGTCACCAGCAGATGGCTTACTACCAATAGTCGTTTCTTCTGGTAAAGTTTCTTGAAATTGTCCACTTTTACCAATATTTTTAGTAATATTATCAACAGTTTCAGTTCCAAATATTACTTTTTGTGGTGTAATAAATTTTTGTGTTGTTGACCTATGGTCAAAGTTACCTTTTGGTAATAAATATCCCTTTAACGTGACAGTAAAATTTGTTCTCACTAATCTTTCATTATCACTTATTTCTGTTGCATCTGTAAAAGAATCTATACTACTCCTAAATCTCATTTTTTCAGGATCACCCCAATATGCACCATCTGAATAAACTATTTTTTCAACTATTTTATTCATCTGTTCTATATAAGAAGTCCAAACAATAAAATCATATGTTATAGTAACGTAATCTGGTAACATTACATTAAAATACTCTTTTTGTGGTATTACACCTATTTGTTTTGAAAAATTATCATATCTATTTACCTGAGAAAATTTCTTTTCAAATGCATAAAACATATGAGGATTATTTGCATCTAATTTATCTTGAGGTATTGTCTCATCTTTTGATATTGAAGTTCTACGATACGCTATAACTGGTGTTATTATTTGTCTTTTTTTATCTCGTAAAAATCCTTGTCTTTTTATAGATGTCCATCTTTCAGGTGAAGCGTACATTATTGGTACTTTAGTATTTTCACCATTATCTTCTATAGATGGTTGAATAACATTTTCAAAATAAAATAAAATAGAACTATCAATGTCAACTAATGTTACTTCAGGATTTTTTACATTATCCCCACTACGAGAATATAGATACCCTCTATTTAATACTCTTTGTTTTCTTGGTAATGGTTTTGACATCTTAAATCTCGTCCACTATCGATTCACCAAAAGTAACTTTTTGTGGTGTAATAAATTTATTTGTAGTTGACTTATTATTATTATCTTTTTCAGATAGTAAATATCCCATTATTGTAAGATTAAAGTTTGTTCTTACTAATCTTTCTGTATCTCCAATTTCTGTAGCATCATCAAAACTATCAATTATACTTCTAAATTTCATTTTGTCTGGATCTCCCCAATATGCACCATCTGAATAATTTAACTTTTCTATTATGCCATTCATTTGTGTTATATAACTTGTCCAAATAGTAAAACTATAATTTAAAGTCACATAATCAGGCATTGAAACATTATAATATTGTCTTTGTGAAATTACACCTATTTGTGCATCAAGTCTATCGTAAATATTATTCTTTGAAAACTTTTTTTCAAAAGTATAAAACATATGAGGATTATTTGCGTCTAGTTTGTCTATTGGCATATTTTTATTTACATCAATAGTATTTCTTTTAAACATAATAAGTGGTGTAATTGTTTTTCCCTTTTTATCTCGTAAAAACCCATCTCGTTTAATAGATTTCCATCGTTCCATAGAACCATAAACTATTGGAACTTTTACATTCTCACCATTATCTTCTACTGATGGTCTAATTACATTTTCTAGATAATAAATTACTGCAGAATCAATATCCTTTAAAGTAACTGTAATATTCTTTACTTTATCTTTTTTACTTCTAGAATATTGATATCCACGATTTACAACTCTCGTTTTTCGTGGCAATGGTTTCTTAGACATTAAATACTCCTAACTCGTTCAATATTTAAATTTGATATCCTTACTAAGAATGAGTTACATACAACCGAATGATTATAATCAGTCTGACCACCAACTAATTGATTTTCATTAATAGATGATATTTCCCAATATCCACTATTCCAACTTACAACATCTCCTATTTCAACAACATAACTAATATCAACAAGTGATTGTCGTACAAATGAAAATAAAGCATTTTGTTGTAAGTCTGGTCCAAATTCATCCGTTGTTGTAGTTTGATCTTCAGCATCTACTACAGCACTAACTTGTACACCTGGTTTATAAACCTTACCACTTGAAGTTTCACCATACATATTAACTTCAGTATCATATACTGATACTTTATATATGACAACTGGTTGATAAATTATACCATCTTTTTCTGTATATAAATCACCAACAAGTTCTTTATTAAACTTATCAAAGGTATCTATGTCTTTTTGTGAATAAAAACGACTTGGCATTCTATTATCCTATGTATATTGGGTATGGAACTTTATTAAGTTTCTCTTGTAAAAATTCAGCTTCATCCTTATCTGCTTCTAGTAGAGCTTTTCTACTTGTTTGTTCTAACATTTCTCTAAGTTGAGTTACCAATACTTCTTTTTCAGCAGCTGCTTCACTTCTTAATGTATCACCATCTAAACTAGTTTCTGCATTAGGTATTGGTATAGCACCATATTTACTACGAATCATACCTAACAACTCCTTACATAAAGCCAATCCATATTTTCTAATCCATTGTTTACCTACATCATTAATATGTTGATATTGCATATTATCATATGGAACATTAGAAAAATCTGAAACTACATTTGCAGATCCACTATATTCGGTTATTAATGGATTGTCCCTATCTGAAACTTCTACATAATCAAAATACATAGTACTACTTTCAGTAGGATCTGGAAATATTCTTAACTTATTATTTACAAGTGAAAAAGAATGTGCAGACTTTCTTATAGAATCATTTAATTCAATTGCTTGAACTCTTAATAAATCTTCAAAAAGTGGCATCAATGTAAATGACACTGCTGGAGATTGTTGGCCAAAACCAAATCCTTGAACCATATTTATTGTACCATATCCTGTTGTTGCATATGGATCAAAAAATCGTTGCATTGCTGGAGTTCCTTCATAATAAACTCTCTTAACCTCAATTGCACCACTTCCATTCTCATCAACAAACAAATCATTCAAATCATACTCTTGTGAACCACTAGTTACTGATATAGAACCTTTTTTTATATCAACATCACCACCTACTCCAGCTTCTGTACCATATTGTTTTGCCAAAAATACACTTCTGCCCATCGTTGGTGTAACTCTTTTATGTGTTACATTTGATCCAGTCGCTTGACCAGTAAGATGTAGTAAATTATCTTTTATGTTAAATTGATTTACTTGTGATGAATATTCTGAGATAGCCTCTTCAAAACAAGCATAGAATGAACCAGATTGTAATTCAACTGACATGATTGGGTAACCTAATCTTTTAGCTGACCAGCTTGCAAATTTATCAACATCAGTAGAAAAACTAGAATCAGTATCGTATAACCCCCAGGGTGTACTTCCTGTAGTAAACGTACTTGAACCATTCCAAATAGACTCTTGTGCCATACAAAATCTCCTAAATTAAATACTATTAGTCATTAATAAATATAACAAGCATAAAAAAAGGGGAAGTTAGACTTCCCCTTTTTATATTCGTACCTAAAGTACAGTATTATTGGATATTAAACAAAGTTTACATCCCCAACAATAACTTTACCAAAGAACTCTGGTCTGACCACTTCTTTAGCATAACGTGTCATTACGCCTTTACGTGGAGTAAAGTTCTTAGGATCGTACACTAGAGGTGTCATGATCAATGGTACATAAGGTGCATATACAGCTCCAGTTTCTAGGAAGTTACTTCCTCTGAAACCACAAAGAATTACATTCTCGAACTGATATGGGTTCTTATATACAGTAAATCTGTTATTTAACAGACCTGCTTTTTGAACACCCATTGCGTAAGATTTATTGTTAGAATCACCATTACTATCAGTAGCATATCCAGGAATAGATTCAAGGATAGTAGCAACTTCAGGACTTACAACGATGAAGTTAGCTCCACCCCTTAAAGTCTTCTGATGTATTGCATTAGAAACAGACTGTATCTTGTTACCAAGAGTCTGGAACCAATCACCTTTAGTGTATGCAGATGCATTTGTTGACGATTCTGTAAACAGCTTGGATGCTGAGTCATACTCATATCCAACTCTAGCTGACCAACGTTCTGTCTTAGCGTTAGCATTTAGATGAAGCATATCTAGGATTTCTAAATCGATTTCCATAGAAACATACTCACTTAATAGTGAAGTAAGTTCAGCTTCAGCATCAACACTATGATAAGCATTAAGGTCTTGAGCAAGCTCAGGAGTCCATACTGCTTTTAACTTACGTGTCTTAGCAACGATTGGGATTGAACGCATAGATATGTCAATCTCTGGGATATCAATATCTTGTTCAGGATTAGTTGATGTGTTACCACTTGTAGCTTCAAAATCACCACGAGTGACATCAGTAGGCTGTTTATGATACTGAACAGAAGCAGATGTAAATGCAGCTGCACTAATAGCTGCTGGATCTACGATAAAACGTACGTGAGAAGCTGATCCATCTGATGGGTTAACTTCATTTCCATTTACACCGTCTAGTATTTTCGTATATGCTGGGTAAGTTGCTGTATAAGCAGTTCCACCACTTTTTATTACGAAAGACTTAGCTCCTTCTAAATCAGGATTAGTCATAGCTGATGTTGGGAAATCTACATAGTA